AGTATTTGAATATCTATTCAATTCAAAAAATATGAAAGTCCATAGACAGCTATCAGGTGTCAATGATTATATATCATCTATATATCCAATACTTAGAGCAGCAAACTTAGGATTATTTATTACTGCTAAGATGCCTGCGAATGGATTCTGGTCATAGTTAGTACCAGTGGCTCCTTCACGTTTTATTAATGCTTTCAAAGTTTCATCTATCTTTTTAACAACGTCATCATCAGAAAGAATTTCTTTGGCCCATTCATCATAAAGTGAATCTGGATAACTGCGGATTATATCTATGTATTGTTCGGTTCTTTTATTTATATTCTGTGCGGTTGGGAATAGCTCAGGATAAATCTGAGACCAATCAGAATATGTTTCTGATACAATGGCGGATTGTTTTCTAACAAGGTACTGTGAGCTTAAGAGCTTTAGGTGATCATCAACTGCAAACATCGGAGCGGTCTCGCCACCGTAGTTCCAGATTTCAAATGCTCCTCTGGTTCCTTGCTGGAATCCATCAGTTTTTAATGGAAGGTATCCTAAGATTCCATTTACATCAGAAGCTATTGCCGCTTTCCAAAGTTTCTCTAGCTCTTCTACACTTGGGATAAATGACTTGATGCCTTTGCCTTGTAAGATTGCATGAACATTTCTTAGCTCAACAAGGGCTTCACCGAAGTTTCCAGTCAAAGCTCTTTGTATAAACCTATCTTTTAAAGATTTAACATTATCGCTTTGTGTTAATATGTAAGTTAGTTTTCTCATTTCAAATGGAGGCACTAGCATACCATCAAGAAACTGTGTTCTTCCGGTGGTATTGATTGCGTCAATCATGCTTTCGTAACCACCATAAATCATTGCAACATAGTCATCAAACATTTGGCTGTAGTTTTGCAACTTAATCGCTTTGGCTCGATCTAAATCGCCAGCAGCCTGAGCTTCTTTGATGGCAACATCTGAATGGCTGATGTAGTTTTCAACCATAGTCTTAGACCAAGCATCAGGTGCAGATAATCCAGCAGCTCTGTTGGCTCTATAAATCGCTTTGAAATCTTCGTTGATCGATCCCCATTTCTGTCCAATAGCGTCAACGAATTCTTTTGACAAAGGTGTTGCGGAAGCTTCGGCTTCGCCTAGAGCACGCTTTACAGTATATGAAACAGCGCTTTCAAGTGTTCCGCCTGCGACCTCTTTTGGTGTTAGAACCTTGTTATAATAAATCTTTTTAGATACACCTGCACCTTCAGGAAGTGCAGATATATCTTGAGCTACCTCAAAGATTGTCTTAGAACCTGGGAATGTAGATGCTATCTCGTCTGTAAGTATTTCAACAAGTTCGTTATATTTCTTTGGTGTTAATATAAAGGCTCCAGATCCATCTGGCTTTAAAAGATCCGCTATGTCTCTGATTGCCATCTTTGTTATGGAATCAACGCCTCTGCCTCTTAGAGCGCCTGGACCTGACTGAAGCAAGATTTGATCAAGTTCGGCTGAAGTTATTCTAACAGAATCACTACCACGATTAAGAGCATTGATTAATCTTGGTCTTATGTTTTTATTTAAAACGTTGTTAGATACAGCATCTACAATCTCTTGAACTTTATCTTTTGGCACAAATGTTTTTCTAGTCAAGCGAATAACATCTGGTGCGCCTCCGCCGACAAGTGCAGTCTCTTTGACAAAAGCATCTGAGATAAGCGATGTTCCTTGGTTATATAGATAGTGTTTGGAAAGTGAAGTTAGACCAGCATCATCGATTACCTCGAATGCTTTCTTAACGTTTCCAATCTTAGCTCTTGCCAAGCCCGTTCTTATTTCATTGATAGCATCTGCTGTTGGCTTTTGCAAACCAGCAGTAGATATGATTCCTCTGCCACTGCCAGTGTTTCTTAAGAAAATGTATAGCTCAGCTAAATCTTTGTCTGATAGCTGCGCATTGCTTTCAGCTAATCTTAACTTTGAATCTACATCTAGACCATCATCAATAAGGGATTTTCTAACGTTAGCATTTAAATCGCCTTTGATTCTAGCGTGTGTAGCTTTATCTTCCAAATCAAAACCAAGTCGTCTTGCTGATGCCATGAAGTCATCGACTGATCCAGGTATATTTGCTGCTCTCATTGCAGCTTCAATGCTGGTAGTGTTAGCCTGTGTAGCTCCACTGTCTAGAGCTTTGATAGCATCGGCTGCATCCATTTCACCAGAAACCTTTAGAATATTTTTCATGATAGACTGGTTTGTTCTATCGGTTCCAAACTTAGCAATGCTGCTGCTGTAAATGTCATCTGCAAGTTGTGGACTAAGTTTGCTTAAAAGAGGAACATCTTCAACAAATCCTCTACCTGCACCACGAAGAACCGCTTTTGTAATGGACATCTTTGGTGCCAAAGATAGAGCGCGAGAAGCAGCCGATGCCTTAACACCAGCTTGAAGCGCAGTCTTTGCAGTATTGAAACCTGGAACTACAGGTATTAAAAAGTCAACAACAAGACCTGCACCACCACCTATGTACTGTGCCGCTTGTCTAGCTATATCATCTTCGCCTAAACCTGCTGCATCTGAAGAAGCTTTACCTATATCGTATCCCGCTCCCATTGCACCACGACCTTCAGCTATTCTGACTGGCACTGTCTCTGAGGCTGGCTTATCGGTTATAGCGGCTTCTCCAAGACCTGCGGCTGCTGATGCGGGAACAGAAGCAAGTCGTCCCATATAGGCTAATGGCGTCTCTACGATGGTTCCTCCGGGCCCTGCTTCGGTTAGTGCTGCTTCGGTTGCACGCGCCGCTGTTTCTGATACGATAACTTTAGGAGATTCTCCTACAGGAATAAGCCCATCAGATGGAACATAGTCTTCTAACTTTCCGCCACTTCTTAATAGGGATTCGATTTCATTCTTTTTCTTTATGTATTCAGCGGAATTCTCGATGTTCCCATAAAGAGACTGAAGCTGTCTAATAGAATCTGGAGGAGCCCGCCTTACAGCAGCTTCTCTCAATAAACCAGAGATACGGTCTTGCTCTAGTTTAAGCGCTCTTTGTGAAGCAGCAAACTTAAATGCATCACTTTGTGCTCTCTGCTCAGGCGTTAAAATAGTCTGAGGCATTAGAGCCTGGGCAAGTGTTGGCGTTCTCATTACAGGAGGAGGTTGTGCTATCAAGCTTGTAACTGGAGCCCTTTCACCACCAATGGTAAATGGCTGGCTCATGATAGCTTCTGCCTGAGACTTTGCTTCTTTCTCTAAATCAGGATTGATAAAGCCAAGCGGATCTCTAGATCTGCTTGATATAAATTCATCTGAAAGAGGCTGAAGATTTTGAACGGCTCTTACGTTTCTGCCTAAGTCCTCAAGCTTTGGTACGGATGGCGCGGTTCTTGCCGGTGCTTGGGGGATAGGGCTTATTGCCGGAATTGCGGCAGCGGCAGGGGCAACAGGCGCCTGTCTTGGCGCTACAACTGGAGCCTTTGGCGTTACTGCTGGAGCCTTTGGCGCTGGCTTGCTATCGGCTTTGGGAAACATTTTATCGAACGTTGCTTGAGGTATTGATTCGATTCTTTTTTCGTTATAGCCTTTTGCTCTATATGCCTCTAGCTGTTCAGGTGTAGGTTTTGCCATTTGAAATCCTTCTGTCTAAATATACCGCGGTTGTCAAGGCCAAAAATATTTTGAACTATTTTAAAAATCGTAAGACAAAAATGCCTGCTCGTGTACTTACTATATTGAAGTCAGTAAGGAACTGAGGCTTGACGGTCTCTTCGGTTGCTGGTCGCTAACGCTCCCAGGCCAACAGAAATCTTAACCGAGCTTGCCAGCTATAGCATCTCTGTAGGATAGTCCCATCAAAGTTGTTGCTGCGATTTCTTGATCTTCGATCCTAGGAAATTCTTTTGCAATATAGCTTAGAAGTTCTTTGTCGGTTTGATTGCCCTTTGCCTTGTTAGCTTTATATAGCTGCTCTACAGATTGACCAACTGGTTTCTGTAGGTAAGTATCTAGCTGACCAGCATCGACAAGTCTGCCGGCTTCTTCACCAGCTTTGACTTTAAATGAAATGTCTTTATCTTCTGGTGTTTTTGGAAGCTTACGTACTTCGATTCTATCAGCAGCACCACCTGGTTTCCTATAGAATGGAACCATTTCTCCGCCACGTTTTTCCAAAGGATAAGTGAATGGTATATCTTCAAATGGTATATCTTCAACTGGTATACCTTCAGAAGATTCAAGTTCTTTCATAATGCCTTCGCCGTATCCTTGTGCGCCAATATCTTTCTCAAGCTTTTTCTGAGCAGCTTCAAGAGCTTCGTTTAGTTTACCATCTGGATCACCAAGTTCATCAATGGCTTCTTGTATTGTTAGGATAGTTCTTAAATCTGTATCTACAAGCTTACGTTGATTTTCTAATCTTTCTGGGAATGGCGTTCCTTTAGGTGCTTCAATATTTATGTTTCTTTTAGCACGCCTCAAATCTTGTGCTGCTTGATATAAGAATTTTTCAGGTTTTTTAGCTAATGTATCAGCTCTTACTTCGATTAAATAAGCTTTTTGTTGAATTAAATCAGATCTTCGTTGAACTAAATCTGAAAATGTTTTAATCTTAGGTTCTAGCTCCTCTTTGTTTTTAGTCACATTTAGTTCTTCAATAGCAGCATCTACTTGATCATTAATAAGATTTAGTTCGTCTGATACATTTTTTAGTTCTAACTTATTTAAATCTACTGGTGGCCTCTGTGGTCTTGAAGGCATTACGATTTCTGAATCTGGGAAAGCAGCAAGACTTGCACTTGGAACAACCGTGTATAATATCTCGCCATCATCCTTTTGAACTTTGGTTAATCCTAAACCTAGTTTAAACAAATCGTCTGCTCTTTGCTGTATTTCAGCATCAGTCATTCCAGTTCCGTAAAACTGATTTAGACCTTGATTGGAAAGTATTGATCTTGCTTTATCGCTATATGGTACAGATACGTCTACATCTAGAATATCACCAGGTTGTCTTGGTCCTTGTTTTCCAGAAAAGTTTCTTATTCCAGAAAGAGATCTTACATTCTCGACTTCACCGCCTAGAGGCTGGAATGATGTTTCTGCTGGCATTCTTCCTGCTTTGGCTTCAGCACTAGCGATATCGCCAATCATCGCCATTATAGCTGGATCGATTTCACCAGAAAGAATGTTTGATAGCATTCTGTTAACTTGATAATCTGGCGTTGCACCTGGATAAAAAGATTTGAAGTATTGGTCTCTTTGAGCTTCAATAAGGTCAGATTCGGTCATAGGCTTTGGAGCTTCAGGTGTAGTTGCTGCTTTGCCTTTCTCAAGTTCCAGTATTCTCTTGTTAACATCTTTTAATAAACTAGAATAATCTGGTGGCATGGATACGTTAACAGGAACTTTGCCCATTTTGACCATAGCACTAAGTTCGTCATCACTTAATCCTTTACCTTTCTGTATAGATAATCCTTCTAAAGTTTTAATACCACGCGCTACTTGACCTTGTAGCACAGGATCTGTGATTTGTTCAAGGACCATATCAGCGGCAATCGAACGCAAAGCAGCGACATCGCCGGTTATCCTTCCTGATGCAGTTTTTTTGGCGATATCATTGTAAAGAGCAACGTCACCAGGATCACCTTCGCCTCTATCAAGTTCTGCTAGTCGTTCAACTACATAAGTATCCGCCATAACAGCCATACTTATATCAACCTGCTGCGGATTTTTGGCTAGTTCACCAGTTGATTCTTGTTTGTTTCTGAAAGCTCTTAAGCCTGCGTTTACGTCTGTTGGAAATGAAGTATATGTTCTCTTTGCTTCGTTTACATCGACATCTTCCAAACCTGGAATACTTGGTGACTTAGCTCCGGCAGAAGGTCCATATGTTCTAAGGTTAGCAAGGAACCTATTGTTTGAGGCCAACACGCCATATTCAAGACGAAGAGCAGCGTTACGTTGCCCTGCTGTCCATTGCTGAGCAGCAGCATTTTTATCAAGCTGTTTTACTTTTAAATCATCGCTAAGCTTACGAAGTCTTGCTAGCTCTCTGTCATATCCTTTAAGAACATCTTTTAAAGATTCAACTTTGGCTGCGTATTCTTCAGCTTTTAAATCCTCTCTTTTGAATACAGCATCAAGCGCAGATTGCAACATGTCATTTCTATTCTGGAAATAGCTTTGCTGATAACCGAGAGACCTGCTCTTTTTTTCTCCGGCTGTCTGAGATTTCTTTGCCATGTTATAATGCTCCTGAGATTATTCTAAATAAGTCTGGTTTTCCCTGCAAGTTCTTGATTGTTTTGCGAGCAGTAGCCGTATCTGGTAGATTTAGTTTAATCCTGAAGGCTTCTACTAAAGCTGGATCTAAGGCGCCTTCCTCTTCTCGGCGTTCGGTAAACATGCCAAGTAATCCTTGTCCAGCAGAAGTAACAAGATCCGCTCTGCCTTTAGCTACTTCATCAAGTCGCTTTTGTTCTAACATAGAGCGCTGCAAAAGTTCTGATTCTTGGTCAGCTCTGCGTTTCAAATCTGCTTCAGTTATTGCGGCGGTTGCTTTCGCTCGACCTTCAGCAAGCGCTCTATCTGTTAGCGCTGCTTGCTCTAATGCTGAAGCTCCCATCGTATCAAAGCTTGCTGACAATGCCGCCCTTCTTGCGGCGCCTTCCTCTCCAATAGAGCTAAGCTGGCCTGCATACTGGCTTTCCAACATGCCACGTTCTGCTTCTGTTAGACCAAGCATATCTAAGTCTTGTAGTCTCTGAAGCCTTTCTAACCTAGCCATGTTAGAACTTTCTACAGAAGTTGGTCTGTTCGCTAAAGCTGTAGCAATACCTTGTGTTAGAAGACTTCCGCCAAGCTCTATGGCCTTATCTTTAAGCGGCGTTGATTTTAATATAGCCATTTGGTCCCTCTATTCTATTGGTTTTGTAAAGGTTTAGAATATTGTTTCTGGAAGTTTGCGATTTGTTGCAATACTGTTTTTACTTACTGGCGCGTATCCCATTGTATAAAATGTTTCTATATTTAGATTACGCATCGAAATGAATCCTTTTTCATTTTTAGCGTCACAAACAACAGAGATTTGATGCCAGCCTTGAGAAAGATTTTTAGCAAGATATAATATTGTTATATATTTTCGCATTCCAGTGACGCTGCCTTGATAGCCTGTCCTGTTGTCCATAATAGAAAAGTTACCGAAAGTTGCAGTTGTACTTCCACTTTCAGCAAATGCATACGCTATCGTTTCATCATCAGCGGTTGATAGCACACCATCTACAACAAGCTGGAAGTTGCTATTCTGTCCAACCGATCTTGTGTTTCCAGCACCAGGAACAGGAATCCATGGAAATACCGCGCCTCTGCAATCATCGTTTTCATCTTCACTGGCAAAGAAACTTATCTCTATAAGTGCATTTCCAGAATCTTCCATGTACCATTGTTTAGCCAAATCTGGAATAGACTGCCATCGTACTGTTTCCATAGGTTTATATCGTTTTACTGTAGATGTATGGTAATGACGTTCCTGTGGTACTGAAGCGTGTTTTGCATAATAATGGCTGTATTGGTCTCCAGTCATCATTATAAAATCTGGTGTTACGCCAAACGCTTCTCCTTCTTGAAGATCAGATAGCCCAAAGTTAGATACTTGAAGGTCCGCTTCAACGATATCTACGTTGATATACTTACGTACTGCTTCAAATGAGCTGGCAAGAGAAGCCGCTAGAAGCTGTGTACCATTAGTAAATACGATTGGTGGGACGAAAGCCATGATATCTCCTTAGTATCGGTGATGGACGTAGAGCCCATATTGTTTTTCTAAACGAACCTCATAGTTTAAACCATCATCAAAATAAATCTTAGCTTTAATCGCAGTTACTACGGTTTGCACATTTGGTATGAAGAGCGAAGTTGTTGGTAGTCTTTCATAAAATAAAGTTTTGTTATCAGATGTTCCGGTGTTTCCATCACCAGCAACAATGGTATTGTATCCGAATGGTTCGCTAACTGCAAAGTCGCTTCCACCAACAGTGATGTAATGCTGAATATAAAATGCGCTGTTAGCCCTTACCACAACGGATGCTGCACCTGTAACAAACGTTAAGTTTACAAGTGGATTGTATTGTATTCTTAAAACTTCATTTGGTTCAATCGTAAGGTTTACAGCTTTGTCCCATGTGGTAGTCCAAACACCAGTAAATGAAGCATCGTCCCCAAAAATCTCTTCAGCGGTTTCCATTTCATCATCAGAAATATTTGGTGCGCCAGCCGTTTTGACGTGATTTCTATTAAAGCCTTCCGTTCTAACGTTTGATGTATCAATCCTTCCTGACGTACCATTTGTTGCATTAGCAAGGTTTGAGAATGTGCTATTCAATCCTGTCGCTGTAATCACGGATCTTGGTAGTTGATATGTAAATTTAGACTGTGACATGTAATCTCCTAGCGATATTGGTTACGGCACCAAAGTTGGCTGTTATAAAATCTAATCGTAGCCTCTTCTACCTGGACTATGTCTGAAGGCGAATTACCTGCACCGTCGAATGTTGCGCTCCATCTTATATCAACATTTATTGATTCGTTTGACGCAACAGGTATCGAGAATGGTAGGTTTACGGTTCTTCTTCTACCGGCAGGCTGAGGTCCAGTCGTTGAAACCATGACATCATTTATAAATACATACAACTGCCATCTCCATCCAGCACCAAAGTTTCCTGTAAAACCTGTTGCGCTTGTGCTTACAAAAAAATATTCAACATCAACTTGCGCATTGCCACGAACCATTCCTTCTTTAGAAACAAACCTTAGAAATGTACCTTTGGTGATTCCTTCTGAAAGAGAATTTATACCGGTTGCCCATGAGCTATTGTTGCTAAGATACGTTGCTAATGGTGGACCTAAGACTGCTACTGGCCCCGCACCAGAAGGTGCTAGCCTATTCCATGTAAATGTATTTAGCGTTGAGAAAACTTTATAAATAGACTGCGTTGACATTATGATGCCAATACCATCTTGAGCTGAACCATCTGGTCTAGAATCAACTGCAATCCTGCTGTTTGCTACAAAGTTTTCCTTTTCCATTGTTTCATATGGAAGCTGTTGTGCGTCTAAAACGCCGTTAAATACAGAAATAACGTTTGAAGATTCAAGGTCGAAATCTTCTGCGTTTGTAAAATCTTTTGCTTCAAAGGTTTGTGTAGTGTAAGTCTTTGGCATATTAGATTGTCTTCCTTTGACCTGCTGGGATATTTATCGTTGGCATGTCGCTTACTGTGAATTGAACCTGGAATGATACGATTTGAAAAACAGAACGGCTCTTTAGTGTAAATCTATACCAACCAACAAGACCGGTATTCACGTCCCACCGAACCTTAGTGGATCTAGCTTCTCCCCACTTAGATGTTCCGATTACGGCTACTGATTTATCAAATGGTCCGGTTGCTGGTGCAAATAGCGAATCTTCATTTACGGTTCCGTACAGTGGAGCAAATGCTGTTGGTCTGCTTCCTGATGCTGTATCATCAGATCTATATTCTACGGCAGAAAGCAAATCTATTTCATTGTGACCATACGTTATCACTTCAACTTCAACACCAATAATACGTTTGTTTGGAACATCGTCACCAAGATCTAACCAGGCAGATTGCCATTGAGACATCATTGGTCCACCTGCAACCGTTGAAATAATCGTTGGCGTTCCTTGAACAGATGCCCACACAACCGATTCTCCAGTTGAACGCTTTGCTGACCATACTTGCAGACCATTTGGCGTAGATGTATTTTGACCGACAATAGGTGTATTGCTAGCGGTTTTGATTCGTGGCGCTAAGATAAACCATCCTGTAGGTAGTGTGGCTACGCTATTGTAAACCATTAAGTCTACATCTTCAAAGGAATTTCTAAAAGACCATGAATCATTTAGTGTATGATATACAATAGATCTTGTTGCTACAGTTTCGCCATCAACCGGAAGAAGGCACCACCATTCTTTTTCTTTATCAGAATAAGCTGCTGATGCTTTGGCAAGAGATGCTTTTGATATTCTAGCGATTTCTTTTTGAATCGTATCAGATATTCTAACAACAGAGATTTGAGATCCACCAAGCGTACCACCTGAAAATGTGTAGACGCCATCGTATGAAAGGAAAAATATTCCTTTACCATGTACAGATGTTATTGCGTTTGTTGCTGTGGTTCCGATATTTCCATTTAGCGTTGTGCAAACGTAGCTTCCGCTTCCTGCTGCTCTGATAACTTCAATCGCCATTTCTCTAAAAATGATTAGGTTATCGTAATAAGGGAATAGGGCGGTGATGGCACCGCCTTTCTTATTTCCAACATCAAAGCTTGAAAATGTTCCGAACTGTTCTGGCAATCCTTTGTCGGAATATATGATTTTTGTTTCGGTTCCTTGACCACCAGCTAACCAAACACGACCATCCCATGAAGCTCCGTATCTGTATGAACTAGATATCACCGAAGAATCAGAAGAAGCTGGAGCAGGCACAGTTAAAAGCTGGTCAGGTTTTACATCGTAATAATTTATGGAACGGTTATCATCGATTTTTTCTACAAAATAATACTGATCA